CTGGCGTGCAATTGCGGGGGCCGGACTATCAGGTAGGTTACACCCTCAAACGCGTGACGATTCCGTGTACGGATGCGCAGCAGTCTGACTATTATCAGTTTGTGCTGGATCAGGTTGGCAAGCCCTATGATAGCCGGGCCATTGCGGCATTCGCGGCGGGAACGGATTGGACGACGAAGGGTGCATGGTTCTGCTCGGAGCTATGCACCGCTGCTCTCCAGCATTGTGGGTGGTTGAAGGAGCTGAGCGAACCGCCGAGTAAGGTCGATCCGGACAGTCTCCTGTTGATTATCAGCGCTTCTGTGGAGGTCTAATGCCTGATTGTGGGTCGTGTGGCTGCGACATTTCGAAATGTTCCTGCGACTATGGAGTCATCCAAAATGCCAATGAAAAGCAAAGCCCAGAGCCGTGCTATGCATGCAGCGGCTTCGGGGCATTCAACTTTGGGTATCCCCAAGAAGGTCGGCAAAGAGTTCGTGAAAGCACAGCATGGGAAAAGTGAGAAGGGGCTTCCCGCCAGGAAAGCAAAGAAGAAAAAGTAATTTGTAGGAATTAAAGTAGGTTAATCCCTACAAGAAAATGCCCACAGTTGGTTAAGCTGTGGGCATTTGTTTAAGCAGATGAGGCTAATGGGTGGGATCGCCGGGGGCGTATTCACTATATGTGCAATATCCCTCCCCGTCGTCGGGTGCCTCGGGCTCGGCCACGGGCGGATACCCCGTACCATCATCGAGGTTACGCGGGTCGGTCACAAACCGCATACGGTCGATATCATCGGCCTTCAGCGTAATCCCTTGCTCCGCAAACTTCGCAAATGCTAGAGAAGGCAGAGTCTCTATTGACTGTGCGGCCACGACAGCACAGGAGAGGAATTGGTTGCCCATAGCCCTGACGTAACAGTAAAATGACCTCATCCGCATTCTCCCCAGGAATTATCACTAGACACTACACCAACCGGGATGTAAAGAGGATCATCATACGGGATTGCGATAGATGCAGTCTCAACAATCCGTTTGAGCATTTCCTCTTTTCGATATCTGTCAAAAGACCCGACAAGACTATCATGGACCTGCATCAGAATCTCCAACCCCTCCGACTCTAGGTTATCTTCAAGCTCCGCCCAAATACGATTGATTAGGCATGCCACACTGGATTGTGGCACCCACGCGACGGCTTGATTAAAGATTGTTCCCTCGATTCGGTCGAAAAAATAGTTTCTGTAGCCGTAAGCATTCTCTACATACCGACGACCAGAGACTTGTTTCTTCAGATCATCTTGCCATTTCTTTATCTCTGGACAAACCGCGTAATACCACTTCTGAATACGTTCAGTTTCATGTACCAACAGACCAATACGAGGGGCAATGCCATCCGCCGTGCCTAGATAATTTGTACCATGGCAAAGGCTCTTAAATATTTTGTATTCAGGGCTATTCTTGTTTTTGGTTGGGTCGCGGTAATACTCCCGCATAATCTCAACATAAGGCTTATTTCCGGCCTTGAATTGCTCTTTCATCCACTTACAATCCGATTCCCACGTAACGATTCTTAGGTCAGCACTATCGAGATCGATATCGAAGATGGTTTTGCCTTGATCTGGGATGAAGAGCTTTCTGATATTTGGTAATTCCAGGCCCCCCTCTTCCATCTCGCCACCTTTCGGAATATTCTGGAGATTCATTCCAGTCCCGAACGCGTTCTTGCTTGATGCAAATCTGTAGGTTTCCGTCCCGCACACATTGAATGTGCATCGCATCCGACCGTCCACATCAAGCCCAGCCTGCACAAATGTGGAGTGGAACACACCCAAAGACCGGAGTTCAGCGATCTTTCGGGTGACGGGGAGAAGGATGGGCTCTCGTTGGGCGATTTTGCGGAGGGCTTCATCGTTGCAAGTGGTGCTGCCGGTTTTGCGGTTTTTGATCTCACGCTGACCCATCTGACGATAGAAGAAATCAGCCATCTGGGCGGGGGATTTGATGTTGATGGTTTGGCCGAGAACGTCTTGCATCCACTGCTCTCGATCGGCAACCTCTTTCATAAGGTCAAAAGACAGTTGCGCACGGAGATTGTGATCTACGCGCACACCACGAATCATCGCGCGGAGGACTCTTTCCCTGAGACTTTGTTGGAATAGATTGACAGACTCCAATCCCATCGATTTACATACACTAGAAAGAACGTGATGTATCGCAAGCGTGCGCGCAGCGTCCGTACAGTTATATCGCCAATATTGAATTTCGCCTTCTCCATCTTGCCCCTCTTCCCAATTAGTGCGGTCGTCTTTCCAGTAGAGATGATCTTCACAATACATGGATGAGAGGAACGCTAGGTTTTTCGGTAGATTGCTGAAGCATGAGTGCTGCTGGATCATGGTGTCTACCACATTGGGGCAGAGGAAATGCCAATGGCGGTAGATGTATTGGGCGTCATAGTTCCAGTTTTGGCCGATGACGATGACCCGTGCCATCAATCGGCACATCCACCACACAAGCTGCGCTTCTTCATCCTCTTCCCAATAGCCCTCTGACTTATTGGTTTTCATAAGGGGAATACACAATGCTTGTGTGGGGGACCATGCGAAGGCAATAGAAGAGATATGCCCGGCGCGGGTTTCAATATCCACGCCTAACTTCATCTTGCAGCCATTGTCCCGTTCGAATTTGATGGCTTTGTCGTAGAGTGCCCGCAGTTCCTCATACGCCTGTTCATAGGTCGGATTGGATATGAACTGATAATCAGGGCGATCGATGCCTGGGGAATGGGATTGCCTCTTCACCCTCTTCAAATCATGCACAATGATCCCGCGTTGGCTCCATTGCACATTGACGATACTGAAGGGCAAGGTGGGAATCACCTTCAATCCCGGGATGAGGTCGGATTCCATCACGGAAGAGCGCCAATTGAATGATGACCATTCTCCCGTGAGAGCCCACAATGCGAGGTTGCCGCTCGTACAAACGACATTGGGGTCTACGCGTTTGATTTCCTCTCGCAACGCCTCCACGGCATCCACTACCTGTGGCATTACCCATTTGCCCTTGTAAAGAACGTGGCGGGGGGTAATGTCTTTTTTCTTTTCTGCAATGAGGGTTGATAGGCCGAGGATGCGGTCTTTCATCACATACGTCAAATAGCAAGTGTCTCTTGGCAGTCCTGCCTCTTGCATCATTTTCGTAAATTCAAATCCGGCACCGCCGATGAAGGGTTCGCCACGTCGAAGATCGGCTTCATGCGGAAACTCTCCGACCACCAGTACGTTAGCATCTAGGGGGCCTGAAGCTTGGATGGGCATTATATGTTCCTATTTTGGCTGTTTTTTGCATGCGGCACGGCTCGAAACGAGGGCGCGCATGATGGTTTGTCGGGCTGAATTTACAACGAAATATTCGTTAGCGTGAACAGGTTTTACCGTGGCCGCTCCCCATACGAGCATGCCTGGCTGCCACACGACAGAGGGTTTGATCTTTGGGGGGGTCATCCTAGCCTCCCATTGCCTTGAGTTCGTTAGCAAGAGTTTGGCCCAAAGACGAGCTGGCTGCGACATCGGCATCGAGGGCTTTGATACGGTTGAGGCAGAGGGCGTAGTATTCGGGGTTCATCTCGATGCCCACAGCCTTCACTTTGTGGGCGTGTGCCGCAGGAAATATCGTGCCCGATCCAGCGAACGAGTCGAGCACCGTGTCGCCAGGCCTGACGGAGCGTTTAAGCAAGTCAAGGTAAAGCGCAACCGGCTTTTGCGCACCGTGGGACATGTTCGCATCAGCCATTGTCGTGATGACGTCTGGATATATTCCAGTAGTTGGTTTCTTTCCCTTGATTGCATACAGAATCATCTCCCATTGTCTGCGAGGGCCATGCTCGGGGTGAGGCACACGGCCACTGTTTGGTTTGGTGCAAATGAATGGTGTACGGGTGACCCACCAGCCGGCTTGGGTCATCATCCGTTTGAGTTCGTGGAAATTGTCTAGGTCACAAAAAACGTAAGCATGCGCTTGAGGCTTTGCCACTCTGTACACCAGCCCGCACCACTCTTCCATGAGCGCTTTCCAGTGATCGTAATCATCCTTGTAATGATGCTCGATACCTCCGAGTTTACCAGCGGCGTCACCAAAGCTGTCGGCTCCCATGCCATAAGGAGGATCTGTGAGAATAACGTCAAACTGATTTTCGCTCGTTGCGCGCATCCAAGACAAACAATTGGTGTTGTGGAGTTCATGAACGCTCTGTGTGAAGGTTTTGCCGACTTCGGCGGCGAGGGCTACATTTCGTTGAGATTCTTCTTGTCGCTTGATGATCTTGAAGGCTTCGTCAGCTGTTTTGGCTTTGGCGACCTCTGGTATATGTAAAAACTTTGCCACAACGATATCTTTACGTACCGCAGCCTGGTAGCCTCCATCAGACCGTCCTTTAGTTTCCAGCGCGGTGTCAGCAACCGTATGAACTCTCCCCTCAGCTTGTGCCTGCCGTGATCTGAGGCTGTGTAGTTTCGCCATTGCAGCGCTGTTCTCTTGCCATGTAAGATCCTTACGGTGCAAGTTCTCTTCCAATTCAGCCTCTTCTGCTTGCAGCGGCGTGAGTTGACCGAGTGTGACATACGGAATCTCCCCATCCGGCACGATGGTGCCATTGAATTTCAATTGCCCGCCCAACATGCGCATGTCGCGGATAGCACGCCACCGACGCTCTCCCGCTACCAACACCATGCCCTCGGGGGTCTCCCGCAACACAATTGGATGCATGAGCCCACGCGCTGTGATGGCCTCGCAAAGTTCCGACATTGCCTGTGGATCAAATTCTTGCCTTTGCCTGCCGGGGGTGACAATGATCTTTGATTCGTGGATTGTCTGCATTTGATTTGTTCAAGTAAAACCGCCCCAGTGAAGGGGCGGCATAGGTTTAGGTGACGCCCCGAGGGTCAGCCAAGCTTCGTTGCCAGCTTAATTTCGGCGTAGCTGATGCTCGGATCATTCTTGTCCGGGCGATGGCTGACCGAAACCTTTGCCATCAAACCTGGGAGCATGGCAAATGAGAACGGCTCACCGGGGGTATTCTTGCCGACAGCTTCACGGAGACGGCCGAGGGCCACATTCTTGCCTTGGGCCATGTCGAGTCCGCCCGTGGGCGTAGTGTCGAGGAAGATGGCTTGTTTGACGGTGACCACATCACGACCGGTTGCGGCCTTTGCACCTGCATCTTCAATGAGCCATTGCACGTCGAGGACAATGCGGGTTTCGGTGCCACCGTTGAACTGGACTTGCTTCGGGGTGATCTTATCGATGATGGCAGCAAATTCGCCCGGGGGGCACGGAATGATCTTGGTATCGTTGGCTTCGGTGGTCGAGGATTGGAGGAACGAGTCTGCGTCGAACATGGTATAGGTATCCAAATGATAAGGTCTAGGTCAATGTCACCGGTTCGTTGCGCCGGTAGGTAAATCATACGTCATACAATGGCGGTTTAGTAGTCAGTTATGTCGTTTTCCTCCGATTTGTTTGTAGGGATTAATGTAGGTTAATTCCTATGAATAAATCAAATCCACAATCCCCAGATGAAGCCGAAGAATAGAATCATGCAAATGACAGACAGGCTCACAGTACACCTCCTTAGCCGGGGGTCCAACGACCACCAGCTTCATATGATTTTCTAGCACAACAAGCTTCGAAAAAATCCAACCCTCTGTAGATATGAAACTGCTTTCCGTTCTCGTAGAAATAAGATTGCCATTTCTTATCTCTGTTGTGGAAGGACACTCCTAAAAGACCAGAATTAGAATCTATCCGTTTTCTGGTATGCACCCTCTCCGGACGCCTATTTGCTCTTTGCATTGCATGCGTGGCCCATCTGCAATTTGCTTTGCAATAACCTTTATTTACGTCAATTCGGTCCAGTGTCAATCCTTCTGGTTTCTCGCCCATATCGGCTAGGAAATTTTGGTATGACTCCCATCGAGGATCGTAAGTGATACCTCTTCGCCCATAATGTTCATAAGAAGCATTTGCGGGATTGTTACAACGTTGTTTCATCATTTCCCAGGATCGGTATGTGGGAATGTGCCTCATAGGCTGCCTCCTCTACTCTGCCATTTGCGAATGATGGCACCGAAGTCTGCGGGAAGTTTTTCTGCGATAGGCAAATTTCTAGTTTTTACGTCAGCTATAGCGCTACCTGTGTTCCAAGTAAAACTTGATCCGCTACGCTCTGTCAAAATAACGTCACTGAACATACAAGGAAGTTTGGGTGCCAATGCCTTGCCCAGCGTGCTCACCATAAGCTTGATGCCCCCAAGGATTGCATCTTGTTCACGCTCCACGTGAGCAAGCAACACAAAATGACAACGGCAATGATCTGTCCAGAGACGCACAATTTTTTCCACTTGATCTTGCGCCAGGCCCCAATCAGATTGCGACCGAACGGGCTTACCTCCGACAACAAGCGACATTGCTGATCG